ATCATAGATGTATAATTTATCTACAACAACAAGGTCTCCATCTGCGATTTTTAATGATTGAGCACCATCTGTGCCTGTAATAATTAAACATTCTTCTGAGGCATCCCATGTCATATTGTCGCCACTTGTACCTGAGTAGAATACTGCATCAGCTCCACTACCATCCGAACCAACAACAAACCCACCTGTGAAGGTAGATGAATCATCAGCTGTCAGTGCGCCAACTCTTAAATTAACATGATCAGTTACAGTGACATTGCCCGAAGTTGTTCCTGCTTCTGTAGCAGATTTAATAGTTGCAAAGGTATCAGCAGACTCGTCCCATATGAATGCCATATTCTGAGTATTACTGTTCGATCCATCTCCCCTGGTAAATACAACTCCCTGATCATAAGCACTCCCAGTATATCCTTGGGCTAATTTGATTAAACTGTCTCCGATTGTTAGAGTGCTACTAGAAACAGTCGTAGTTGTACCTGACACGGTAAGGTCACCTGTCACAGTAAGATTGTCTGCAACGGTTACCTCTGAAGTCCCATGACCTAATGTAATTGCAATCCCAGATGATTCTGTTGCAATCTTTAATGCGCCTGTTGAATTAGTTAGATATGAATTAGAGCCATCGTGATATAATTGCATATCGTCAGCAGCACCAAGTTTAATATTGGCACTATCTGGCATATCAATATGAGTTGTTGGTGAAATAACGCCTGAAACAGCTAAGGTACTGCTCATTGAGACCGCACCTGATAATGTTAAGGCTCCAGCAACAGTCAATGTAGACCCGTCGCTTGACATATATTCACCACCTCTATCATAAAAGTATAGTTTATCTACGATTCTTACATCGCCATCCAATACATCTAATGAGGTTTGACCGTTTGTTCCTGTAATATTTAAAACTTCTTCCGAAGCATCCCAAGTCAGGTTGTCTCCAGAAGTTCCTGAATAAAAGATTACATCTGTTCCGCTTCCATCGCTTCCAACCGTGACCGTACCTGTTACAGCAGCATTTCCAGTAACACTTAAATTATCAGCAACCGTAGTTTCCGATGTGGTGTGACCAATTGTAACTGGTGCCCCACTAACAGTACCAACCTTAACTCCGTGACTTGTATTCCCAGCAGATATAGTCACGCCTCCAGCGTCTGATATAAGCTCTATTGAGGCTGCGCCTGTGCCCTGATCTGATTGAATGTAAATTGTTTCGCTGGTACCACCATCTGCAATAAGCTTTATTGACTTTGCTAAGTTTGCGGTGGATTTTAATTCAACTCCCCCAGCGTCGGAGAGAACCTGAACAGAAGACGCACCCTCTGTTACGCTAGTTCCCTGATCGTTGAATATTTGTATAGTAGATGTAGTTCCACCGTCAGCTGTTATATTTACAGCATTGGCTAAATTGGCAGTTGAGCGAATCCCAACACCGCCAGCATCTGACAGTATTGTAACAGATTCAGCCCCTTCTGTAACCGAAGTCCCCTGGTCTGAATGAATTTTTACAGTTTCTGATGTACCCGCATTTGCACGAAGATATATCGATGCAGCTTCATTAACAGTAGAGGTGACATTGATATTTCCAGTGGCGTCTATAGCTAGGTCTGTTCCATCTCCTTCAATCTTTTGATTTGATGCGTGACCAAATGTTAACCCTACGTTAGCAGGAATATTAACGTCGCTTGTGGCTGTAAGGCTTATATCCGCCCCACTTGCAAGGGTCAGATCTGTTCCGTCTGACTGAATATATTCACCACCCTCATCATAGAAATACATTCTACCACGAGTATCTGAGAACCTTACAACCTCATATCCATCATACTGTTGTATTATTAAATCTTTTGAATCATTCTTTACTTGGAGAATAACATCACTGGACGAATTATAAATGCGGAGCATCTCATCACCATCATCTTCATAAGCAACTCCGTTACCAGCTGTACCAGCATCCAATGTAATACCACCAGCAGATTCTATATTAATCGAGTCTATAGCGGTTCCATCCGATACAATATCTAAATCTCCGTCAGCATTAGAAGCTATGTATAAACCAGTATCTCTAAAATACAGTTTAGAGCTTGTTCCTATCTGAGCAGCGGCACTACTTAAATATAATACAGTGTCAGTGGCCTCACCGTCAGATATAACCCTTAATGTAGAATCTACTCCACTGTTTGAGTTGGAGACCTGAAGCAAGTCCTTATAGGTGCTTGCTATTGTTTTTCCAGTTAATGTAGCCATATTATCTTAAATCAAAGGACCTTACTGCCCTTTGTCCGCCTATCTTATCACGGCGTCTTGTTCCAAATTTAACCAGAGAATCTCTCCACTGTTTTTCGTGTACCATAGAAAGATTCATTGCCGTAGCTGATACATTAGGGTCTGGGGCGCTTCCAGCCTTATCTATATAAAGTTTTGATTTTACATAATCAACAAGATTAGAGTGCATCGCATTATCAATGTCAGGATAGTCAGTTAAAGCAGACACGGTATTCGGTTCTGCGTAATAATGTATCAGAACTCCGTTTGTTACCGCTTCGTCAATCGCTTTCCAGTCGCCAGATTTTGAATGCACGCTTGTAGAGTCCGTGCCCTTTGTTGTGATTACAGCAAGTTTATCCCCTACGATAAACCAAGCAACATTATTTTCTGGGTGTTTATGATTGCTTGCCATTACGTTACATCCATTTTAAGTATTTCGTTGTCTAGCATTCTTGGAATTTTAATATAATCCCCAGCAGAATCCATAAAGTCAACCCTGAATACCTTGTTAATATCAACAGAAGATCCCGTATCTGATAAATCATACCACATTTGGTCTGCAACTGTTGTCGCCTTTGCGTACTCTACTTTCGTTCTATAAAGACCCGCCTCTAGTAAAGCGTCATTTATTAAATTGTACAAATAAGCTTCGGGTGCTTCAGGAAATGTCTGCCTCACTCTGCTTATAATATTTTTTACTGTCAATCTTCTTACTGCCATATCAATCCAAATCTTCCCAGTTAAACATTGTTTCCATGTCCCAGCTTCCGACAAATAATTCAGCTGCATCCTCCCAAAGCGATCCTACAATATCAAAATCAGTTGAAGCTGTTAATGAAACGCCCGTAAACGACGTACTTGATGTCAGTTCCACTTCCGTGAATGTTGTTGTTGCTGTGAGTGTTGTTGTTGTAAATGCCATTCTATACCGCCATTATCACCTGTAAGCCTTTATCATAATCAGCCTGTAGTTTTACCTGCTGACCTTGATACCATTGATATTTTTGGTTATCTCTGGCAATCCTCGCCTGAGCTTCCGCAATAAACCCCTGCGCTTCAGATGAGGCCACACCTGAAATAGCTGACCATTCCGCCAAGTGTTGCTGTGCTCTGTTCAATTCTGTACTTGCGATCGATAGCGCCGAACTGGTAAGCTCCACATCCTCATTGCTTTGTGCTCCAAAAGCATCCGTTGTTGCAGATGGTGAATTTCCGTTTATGATATCCGATGCTTGGTCTAACGCATTTTTAACTCTGGTTAATTGAGCATTCCCAGACGTAAAAGTGTCGCTATCTCCCCAGTTATAGCTCGCTATTCTATCCAATGCTGTGTTTATTAATGCTAAGGCTCCCGTGCTCGCATGGTCTATATTATCATTCGATAAAAAATTCCCCATAACATTTTGCAATGATTTTATAGCTGCATATATCGGAACTAAATACTCTGCCTCGTCTGGAAATTTTGTTATGGCGCTATCACCGTAAGCCACCGCAGGATACGCCAATGTTTGGACTGTGGCTCCCGAGCTTCCAGGTTCAGGGTATATACTTAGTATGTTATTAACAACCCACCAAACAGGATCTGAAGTGGTTCCAAATATCATTTCAGCACTATCCTGAGCTCTTCCACTCAGCGTTGATGGAATTCTTCGACAGGGTTGATTTATAGTTCCGTCATCTCGCATAACCCCTAAAATTTCAGAGCCTCCAAGAGTTAAATATGTAGTGCTGTTATCTAAGGCATTAGACGTAGAATATGTCATCTTTTTTTCTACTGGAAGGATGTTTAGAATTTCCTTTGCACCGTCAGTCAAATACTGAGTTAATTCAGTTTGAGTGGGTGCACTACTCCCATCAATAGATAGACTTGTTAATCCTTCTACTTGCGCTTCAAATGTAGCCATTATTTACCCACTTTTTTCATAGCAGTCTTATGTGACTGTGTAAAGGTTTGACCTTTTTTCATAGACACCACCATAGACTTAAGATGCTTCGCTGTATGGTGTTTAGCGTGTCGTTCCATAGCCGACTGTTGTCGATTATTTAAGCCAGACATACTAATACCTTTTATACTAGGCATTAATTAAACCTACCCTAAGTAAACTATAATTACTGCGACTGTGTGAGGGGCTATTGTTACGGCGGTCATACTCTGAACTGCACCACTCGAACTATCTAATGTTTGCCAGAAAGTATTAATCTTTTCTGATAGAGTTCCTGTAGAGCTACTGTCCTCTGTTCCAGAGGGGACCGTCCCAACTATAATTTTTGTTAGCGTATTATAAGCTGCCATTTTATCTCCGTTTTAACCTTTTAAAAACTTTAGGATATTGAGGGTGGCCCTTTATACGACCACCCTCCACCTATCCAAAGGTGTGTCCTTTCGGACTATGATGTAGTTACTGCACCGTCAGCTGCTGATGAGCCAAACATCCAGTATGCGCCACCACTAAAGGTCATTTCTATGAAATCACCCTTATGTGCTGATGTTCCAATGATTACATTGGATACACCTGTTGCCGCACTGGAGCCTGGACTGTCATCACCAGTATCAACTTCAGTTTCGTTAATCTTACCGAAAACGATAGCACTTCCAGCTGCAATTGTGATTGCTGCTGTTGGCGTATGCTCCTCAACCCAAAACTTGTAGTTCGTACCATCCATAGCTGTTGTAGCTGTTGGAAGTGTTATTGTGTACGCACCACCTGCTGAGTCTAATAAGTATGTTTTGCCACTATCTGTATCAGCTGTCAACGTAATAGCTGCTTTGATTTTCTGACAAGGCGCTTGATATCCACCAGCTCCACTGTTCGGTTCAAGATATGCCGATCTCATGATTTACCTCTAATTACCTTCTAGGTTATAGAGAGCATGAGATTCAGGTAAAGATACCTCAAGACCAGCTTCAGTAAGGATCATATCCTTACGAAGGTCTTCATCAGCATTCTGAACATTGGTTTCAATCTGCGTGTCACGATTCACACCGTTTCCAACGAGTGGACGGTAAGAAACTTTGCCCATATCAATAACGCACATAAAACCACTAGCAATACCACGAAATAGTGGTTCCTTCACAATGTGAAGATCGCCATGAATAGTTTCAAGATTCATTACTTTATGACCAAAAGCACCATCTCTTTGCTCCAGAGGAGTATTCAATTGAATTTGAGTAGATGCTGTAGACACATCAAGAAAACCGCCGTCCCCAACTTTGTTAAGCTGAGAAACAACAGGTAAACTTGCGAGGACCAACTTTTCAGAAGAGCCGCCACGAGCTGGGTCAAAGATCACTTCAAGATCGCCTAAGAATCTGTCGTAAGTGAGCTCTGCCGCTGTCGATGTACGATAATAAGGCGCACCAGAAGAATACGAAAATGCTGAATCATCAGCTGTTGGATTCGCATTTTTTACAATGTGTCCAACTATACCTTCAGTATACTGAATGCTAGATACCCGTGCACGCTGACCAAACAACATTGCACGCTCAATATCTACTTTATGTTCACGAAGTTTAAGAGCCCAAATCCTATCCCACTCATTAGCGTATCCACGATAACGAGTAGCAATAGATGTATTCGACATTTCTGCTGCGGTCTTAAAGATTTGAGTATAACCGAAGTCATCTTCAATATCATTTGACCATGCGTCTGGTGATCCTGTTCCTTCTGCAAATGCAGTTCCAATTACTTGGCACTGATCATTATCAGAAAGAACATTATATCCACTGACATTAGTATTTGATACATCAACGATCTGACCAGTAAATGAAGAGTCTGAGCCATTATCAGTAACAGCACTGTTCACTCTAACGAGAGTTTGTGCCCAACCTGCTGTACTATCAACAGTGTTAACTGAAAAGACCATACCCTTTGTCAACCAGTCAACGCTTGCTGAACCAGTATCTACTGTAAAAGAATAGGATGTACCAGCACTAACTGCTGAACCACCATTTACGTTACCATCAAGATAGAAATTTCTGCTTGTCCAGTCAATCTTAGAACGATTTTCTAAGAAACGGAAAACAGGATCATCTGTTGGTGCCTTTGCTACCTTAGATAGGTAAACAAAAAATGGAGATTCTTCAGGTGAGAGCTCTGCAACTCGATCAGAGAAGTCGTATAAACGTCTTAGATCAGGCGCTTGCCCAACAC